CAGTTGATGTAGATTTACCTGACAACTTAATGTAATGACCTACTGCTACCAACTTAGCACGGATGCAGAACGTAAGGAAATCATGGAGAAATTAGCAGTAACTATGGGTAAGACAGTAGGTTCTATCCGTGCTAAGTTGGTAGCAGTAGGTCATTACATTAAGTTGTCAGGTAAATCTACATCAACTGCTACCGTTAAGCGTAAGAGTGAGTTTGTACAAGGTATCCGTATTGCACTAGGTGCAGGAGACCACGAACTAAAGTCATTGGATAACGCTACTAAGGCAGACCTAGAAGTAATCATGAATCAGTTGCGTATTATTAACAACATGAAGGAGCTGGGCTAATGGTATTGTTTGTGTTTACAGTTTCAGCATTGGTTGTGGCATTTAGTATGTTATGGGCAAGTATGGAACTGATGAAAATTAGGGAGATTTTGAGTAATGACAACTAAGTACACAACTGCAGAAACACAGCATCTTATTAAAGTATATAAAGATAATCCTAACCGTACTACGGTAGATATGCTGTCTAAAGAGATGGGTAAGACAGTAAAGTCTATAATTGGAAAACTATCTCGAGAAAAAGTATACCAAAAAATTGAGTACAAAACTAAAAGAGGTGAAAAACCTACTACTAAACTGGAAATGGTTGGTGAGATAGCAGAAATGCTAAAGGGTGATAGTGAAAGACTGGAAACTTTGGTTAAATCCTCGAAGCAAGAATTATTATACCTAAAAGTTTTAGTTGAAGATTTGATGTGGGATAATGAAAATATTAGTTGACGCTAAACGACAACAATTGCCCTAATACCAATTTCTTGGTATTAGGGTATTTTTTTGTCTGAATTACAAGAAGGTTCCCAAATGTAGGGAAGTCCTAACCATTAGATGTCGTTTAGCGTAAGTTATACATTGACGCTAAACGAAAGCGGGTTGATAAGTATCTGGGAGGGTTAAACCTAGAATAAGGCTCGCGGGAAATCTAAGATTTTGGGCCAATTTGCTCTTCATTGGCATCAATTTCTTAGAGTTTAGGATATGTACTTTAGCTTATTCAAGTAAGTTAATTGTCTTGAATCAAAGTATATGTGTGCTTGTGGTAATAGTAGACGGAGTTGTCATAGACCATCTTAGTAGTTGTATTAAATATTTATTAGATGTAAACGTCTTCATCAACAAAATCAACGAAGATGAAATGTGCTACGCTCTTTAGGAGCTAGCACTACATCAACTAGATTATGTCTGAAGACTTTCAGTACAAACCGTAAAAACGGAATAAAAAGTTTTTTTGTAATCGTTTAAATTACTCTATTATTATATCATACTTTCACCAAAATGTATAGCTTTGTTTTTGACCATGTAATAAATATACCTTATTGTACTAATCCTTTTGACCTGATAGTCTTAGATACTGAGTGCGTAAAGAATTAGGATTTCTATTTTGGTTCCAAATATTGTTCCAGCCATCCTCGATTAACTGTTTAGTAACCTTAGTAATAGCTCCTTTTGGTACGAACGTGAGCCCCTTGCACGCTTCTAGCAACGCGTCATTTTCCGCCGCAGTGTACTTGTTGCTGTGAGCTTTTTTAGTGGGAGTACCTTCTAATACCTTAATACGTGCTTTGAAGTCTAAGAGCGTGTTTACTATTGTATCAAAGTTTTCTTGGTTTAATTCTAGGTTCATTATAGTGTGTCCTCGTTACTAGTTACGGGCTGTGTGATATCAAGCGCTGCTGCCCATACCTTCGGTAAATCTCCTGCTAGTTTACCTACTTTTTCAATTTGCGAGAAGTAGTTAGTGGCGTTCTTAAACTTGATATTTAATTCCTGTAACTCCTCCTGCATGTTATCTACCTGTACGTACGCTTTGTTAAGTTTATCCTCTGTTGCCTCTTTCGTCCTTCTAAGTACGACTACCTCACCTTCTAGTGCTAAGTACTCCTCCTTGTAGGCCGCAATTACAGGCTCTAAAGACTTCTTTATCTTATTAGCAATGGCTGTTACAATTAGTGGCTCTATATCATCAGCTCCTATTATAACATTTGTGTGGTGCTTTACTTCTTCTTGTAAGTAATCTTTCATTTGTGCTTCTTCTTTTTTAGGAACATTAATGTTCCCGTTTTCGTCAAACATTTTCATATTTATTCCTTATTGGTTGCTTTTCTATCGTCAGACACTGGACATGTCCACACGATAGCGATAAAAATCCCTCACCAATCGGCAAGGGTCGTTAGAGATTTCTCAATCTCAATATAAATATTATACTCTAGTTTAACCAACTTGTCAAATGTAAATTTCTTTCGCTATATTCAAAATCTGATAAATCTTTATGAGATTTTGAAAAATAACTCTTGACGCGAAGGTGAATTTACGGTATAATATACTATTAAATAATCGGAAATTTAACTATGAAACAGCGAAACGCAATGTGTCAAGCCTCTATAAGAGACGGTAACACGATTAAAATAGGTGATACCATCTATAGAGGTAATACTCCTATGTACGAAATAGACCACAGAACTGGTCGAGTATATAAGGTAGCTAAAGGTATTCCATTCGTCAAGGTAGAGGAGTAACATGGCTAAAAGTTTTAAAGAAATGGCACAAAAGGATGCCGATGCATATATCATTGTGGATGCCCTAAACTTGGCCTTTAGATATAAACACAGTAAGAAACAAGACTTCGCTGAGGACTATCTAAGAACTGTCCAAAGTTTGGCAAACTCATATAAGGCTGATAATATTCTTATAACTGCTGATTGGGGCAGTTCGTCCTACCGGACTAAAATCTTGCCCGAGTATAAAGGTAACAGAAAAGAGAAGTATGAGAAACAGACGGAGCAGGAAGCCGAAGAGTTTCGTTTATTCATGGAAGACTATGAGAAAACACTAGAAGTTCTATCCCGACACTACCCAGTGTTCAGATACAAGAATGTGGAGGCAGATGACATAGCAGCACAACTTGTTGCAGAGTTAAAAGGTAACACAATTTGGATGATTTCTTCTGACCGTGACTGGGACTTATTGATTGATGAGAACGTTAATAGGTTCTCGTATGTAACTAGAAAAGAAGTGACAAAGGAGAACTGGAATGACCACTATGACGTATCTATCGATGACTATATTAGTTACAAGTGTCTCACTGGCGATGCTGGCGATAACGTCCCTGGTGTCAAAGGAGTGGGCCCAAAGCGTGCCATTGGCCTTATTAATGATTTTGGTAGCGCTTTCGACATTGCTGATCAGCTACCTATTTCTAGCAAGTACAAGTATATAGAGTCACTAAATGAGTTTGGTGCAGAGAAATTAATGAGAAACTATGAGTTAATGGACTTGGTAACGTATTGTTATGATGCCATTGGAGAAGAAAACGTAAACGATTTAAGGAGAAAACTTGAAGATAACTAAAAGAAACGGTGAGTTAGCCGATTTAAACATTGACAACATTCACCAGATGTTAGAAAACTGTAAGAAAGAGGACTTAGGTAGAGAGTTAGACGTATCAGTATCGGACACAGCTTTATCCGCCCACATTAAGTTTGCAGAAGGTATGACAACTTCTGATATTCAGCAGACGTTGATTAAGAGTGCCGCAGAGAAGATTAGTCCTGAAACACCTGACTACTCCATCTTTGCTGGTAGACTATTAGTAACAGAGATGCGTAAGGAAGTATATGGACAATTTCACCCTATCAGCTTCTTAGAGTATATAAATCTAAATGTAGATAGTGGTTTGTATGACCCAGCTATCTTAGAGTTATACTCTGAGGAAGAGATTGATATGCTGGAGTCTGTTATTGATTATAACAATGATTTTGCTCGTCCTTACTCTTCTATCGTTCAGCTAGATAGCAAGTACTTAATCAAGGATGCTAAGACTGGTCGTCGTTTAGAGATGATACAGGAAACATTCATGCTTATTGCTATGACTATCTTTGCATTAGAAGAGAATTGTATTGAATTAGTAATTGATATGTATAATGCATTAAAAGATGATAAGATTAGCTTACCAACACCTATCATTAGCGGGGTACGCACTCAACTAAAGATGTTCAGCTCTTGTTGTTTGCTAAAGATGGGCGACAGCACAGAGTCTATCCTAGCTTCAGAATATGCACTATCTCTCATGACAGCCAATCGAGCTGGCATCGGGGTGGATATGGCTCCCGTTCGTGGGATTTTGGCTCCCGTAAAGAACAACACGGTTAAGCACACAGGTGCTCTACCTTTATTAAAATCAATCGAAGCTGCTAGTAAGCAGTTCACACAGAATAGTCTACGCTCTGGAGCTACTGTAGTTAACTACCCTGTGTTTAACTGGGAGATAATGGATGTATTGGAGTACAAGAATAATCAAGGAAGTAATACAAATCGTGCTCGTTTTATCGATTACACGATCGGTCTACCTGATTTATTTCTCAAGCGTGTCTTAGAGAAAGGGGATTGGACATTATTTAGTTCAGAAGAAGTTCCTTTGTTACTAAGCACGTACGGACAGCCAGAGTTATTTAACTCTGTGTACGAGGAGTATGAGAAAGACTCTTCAATTAGAAAAATGGTACTACCTGCTAATGAAATCTTTAATAAATTGATTAAGGAAAGAGTAGGTACAGGTCGTATCTATATTCACTTCATTGATAACGTTAATCGTCAAGGTATGTTTGATGAGCAGATTACACAGACAAACTTATGTAGTGAAATCTTCTTACCAACGCGTGAGGTTAAGTTTGAGGGGTTGTCCAAGGATGCCCCTTATATGGTGCTAGAAGACGGTATTAGAGGGTATGACTTAGACAACGGGATGGTTGCACTATGTATCTTAGGCTGTGTTAACTTTGGTAAGCTAGAACATATTGATGAGCTAGACCGACTAACCTCACTATTAGTAAGATTTTTAGATAACCTAATTGATGTTCAGGAATACCCTATGAACGCTACTGAGTACCCTACTAAAGGTTATAGATTCCTAGGTATTGGTATCAGTGACTTCGCCCACTTCTTGGCTAAGAATGAAGCTACGCTTGGAACAACTGCAGCATTAAAGCTAACACATCAATGGGCAGAGCGGTTCCAATTCGGCTTAATACGAGCAAGTATCAATTTGGCTAAAGAGAAGGGTGCTTGTGAATATTCAGACAAGTCTTTGTACTCGCAAGGTATTATGCCAGTAGATACATACAATGCCAACGTGGACCAGATTTTCCCAAATGACCTATTATGTGATTGGGAGTTACTAAGACACGATGCTAAGGAGTATGGAGTAAGAAACACTACATTAAGTGCAATCCCACCAACGGCAAGTTCATCACTTGTGAGCAACTCTACGCAAGGTATTGACCCTATTCAAAGTACAACAGATACATTTGAAGCTTCTAACTTCACAGTTAAGTCTTTAATACCTGACTTTGAGAAAGAGCCTTACTATATGAAGTCATGGGATATGCCTGGTAATAATTCTTCTGAGTACATTAAGCTTATGGCGGTACTGCAGAAGTTCATTGACCAAGGTATGAGTACAAATCAATGGTATGACCTAACCAAATTACCTAATAAGATATTAGATAGTAATAGAGTTAAAAGAGATATCCTTACAGCGTGGAAGTACGGGCTTAAGTCGTTGTACTACATTAGAACTAAGGATAAAGAGAATAAATCAGAAACAATCGTAGAAGGTTGTGAATCAGGAGCATGTAGCATATAATGGAAAAACTAACTGACTACATTAAAAGGGTTCCTAACTTCCTAAGCTCCCAAGAGTGTAAGGAAATTGTACAGTTTCTTGCGGAAGAAGGGGAGTGGAGAAAAAATGAGTTTTACCACCCTTATACAAATACAACCTCTACTAGGGAAACAGAGGATGAGTCTTATATGTGCAACGATTTTACCCCCTACAATAGCTTAATAATTGAGAAGTTGTATTTTGAGATAGTTCAGTATCAAGTATTTGCCAAAACTGAAAAAGTGTGGGGTACCTGGGAGGGGTATAGCCCCATAAGGTTTAATAGATATGAAAAAGGTCAAAATATGCAAAAGCATGTAGACCATATAACCAGTATCTTTGATGGAGATAGAAAGGGTATACCTACTATAACTCTTCTAATGGCCTTCAATGACGACTACGAAGGAGGCGCTTTAAGAATGTTTTCGGGGGAAGATGTATACTTGGAGGAAGGGGAGCTTATTATATTCCCCTCTAACTTCCTATACCCACATGAGGTAGCTACTGTAACGGGGGGTACCCGGTATACAGGAGTCAGCTGGGTATACTAATTAACATATAAAAATATAAGGAGGTCGAAAATGGATAATATTAACCCAACACACTACAAGAGCCACCCTTCAGGGATTGAGGCTATTCAAGTTACTGAGCATATGAACTTCTGCTTAGGTAACGCAGTAAAATACATCTGGAGAGCGGATGATAAGCACTCAGATGGAGGCATTGAAGACCTTAAGAAGGCACAATGGTACATCGAAAGAGAACTAACAAGGAGAATGAAGTAATGCCTGTAATTGACAACGATAACCAAGAAATAGATGTAACTGCTATGGGGTCTGGTACCCCTGGGAACCATTGGAATAGTTTTACTAAAGCTAAGCTAATATCTCACTCTACACCAGATGCCGCTATGGTAGAAGAAGGGTTAGAGAGTGCACAGGACTTAATTGCGTTCTGTGCTAGAGTTAGTAACCCCAGTAACCAATTCAATAAAGAAACTAACGAGCAGTTGATTAAGTATCTTATTAAGCATAAACACTGGTCTCCTCTGGAGATGGTTAGTGCTACTATTGAAATTGAAACTACTAGGGATATAGGCAGGCAAATTCTTAGACACAGAAGCTTCTCGTTTCAGGAGTTTTCACAGAGGTACGCTGACCCTACTAAGGATATGGCATTTATGTTACGTGAAGCACGTATGCAGGATACAAAGAATAGACAGAACTCTATTAGAGTTGATGATAGCCGTCTATCTGCTATGTGGAGATTACAACAAGAGAAAGTAATCAAAGCATCTTTAGAGGCTTATCAATTTGCTGTGGATAATGGAATTGCTAAAGAGCAGGCGAGAGTAGTATTACCAGAAGGGAATACTATGAGTAGACTTTATATGAATGGCACATTACGTTCTTGGGTACACTATATTGAGCTTAGAAGTGCAAACGGTACACAGTTAGAGCATATTGAAGTTGCTCAAGCGTGTGCTAGAGAGATTGCTAAAATATTCCCACTAATGGAGGATTTACTATGAGTACATACGACCCGCATATTAAAAAGTGGTTTAAAGATAGAGGGATTACCAAAAATAGTACACCACAGACACAAGCATTAAAATCTCTAGAAGAAGTAACAGAGCTATTAGTAGCTATACAGGCAGAAGACAAAGTTGAAATGATGGATGCTGTAGGAGATATCTATGTAACATTAATAGGGGTATGTGAAACAGGAGGGTTAGATATACAAGAGTGTATTAGCCAAGCATACCACGAAATTAAAGATAGAAAGGGCTACTTAAACGAGCAAGGCTATTTTATTAAGGAGGGAGTATGAGTTGTAAGATATTTAATTTAGGCGAAACTGTAAACAGCAAGAGAACAAAACTATTCTTAGGAGAAGACTCCTGTAATAGAAATATTCAAACGTACCACGATCCTAAATACCCTTGGATACTTGAGTTTGCAGAGGAGATGAGAGCAATTGGAAACTGGAGCAAAAATGAAATCGATTTATCAAAGGAGAAGTCCGATTTTGACGGGCTGGATGAGGCTGGTAGACACATTTACGAATCTGGCCTTAAGTTCGCTATTACTCTTGATAGTTGTGCAGGACGCGCTCCTCTACAGTTATTTAATAACGGGGGTATTAGTAATAACCCTGAGTGGGAGCTTTATATCACAAACCATCAGAACAACGAGCTCCTGCATTCTGAGTCTTATACTGAAATGGTCCGCGCTATCTATAATGACGTGGATGTTTTTATTGAGTCAATCATAGATGATGAGCATATTCAGAAAAGAGCTGCATCTATCCTAGGAGCATTTGATTGGGCTACTAGCGTATTTGATAGAATGGACGCTAATGCAACAGCGGCAAATCACGGAATGGCTAAGCCTTTTCCAGAAGTGACTGAGAAGATGATTAAGACTGCAATCTATAAAGCAGCTATCGTGCTCAATATGTTTGAAGGTATTAGGTTCTTCGCTACATTTGTAACAGCGTGGAGCTTTAGTGAGCAACCAGACAAACTAATGTCAGGTTCTAGCAATATCTTTAAGCTAATCGCTAGAGATGAGATGGTACACTTGGATGTATTCCAGCGAGTAATTAAAATGCTAAGAACAGACCATAGCGAAGGGTTTGTAGAAGTTGCTAGTGAGTTAGAGGAAGAAGTGTACACAATGTACCAAACCGGGTACGATGAAGAGATGGAATGGATTGAATTCTTATTTAGTAAGGGCTCCCCTCTTATTGGTATGAATGCAGCTATACTAAAAGAATATATGGACTACATCTTTGCCGTACGTCTTACTAATATTGGTTTAGACCCTAAGAGGTTAGGTCTTACTTTAGGTAGAAACCCTTTGCCTTGGGTAGATAACTATTTAGATAGTAGTCATATTAAGTCTGCTCCTCAA